CAGCCATACGGCGGGCGAGCTACCAAGTACGCTCAGAAAGCCCTTGATCCCGCCGCCTGCCTTGCCGACCGCAGTGGCAAACTTGCCGACGCCGGTAGAGATGCTGCCGATGCCCTTGGTCACCTTGTCAAAGAGCAGCAGCACAGGCCCAATCGCGGCGGCAATAGCGGCATACTGGATGATCTGCTTGCGCTGAGCTTCATCCATCTGCAGAAACTTGCTCAGCAGGTTGTCCGCGCCTTCAATCAGGCTCTGGATGGTGGGATTCAGGTCGTCGCCGATCTGCTGCCCAAACAGCAGCGCCTTGTTTTTGAGGTTCGTGAGCTTGCTGGCCGTAGTGCTGTAGCGCTTCCCGGCCTCATTGGTCAAGGCCGTGTTTTCCTCCCAGGCAGCATTGGCCATGTTCTGTGCGCGGGAGAACAGTTCGGTCGCGTTGGTGGCGCGGAGCAGCGTATCGCGTAGGCGAATCTCGTTGATGCCGATGTCCGACAGCGTCTTAATGGCGCTTTCGCCTTCATCGTCCAGTTTGGACAGGCCCACGATAAACGCCTGAAATGCTGCGGCGGGATCGTTGTCCCACAGCGTCTTAAACTGCTGCGCCGTCATCCCGGCCACCTTGCCGAAGTCATCCAGCGCCTCGCCGCCTGTCGCAGAGGCAACCTCCATTTTCACCAGTGCCTTGGAGAACGCTGAGCCGCCCATCTGTGCCTCGATGCCCACAGAGGACAGCGCCGCCGCAAAGCCCAGCACCTGTGCTTCCGTAAGACCGACTTGTTTGCCCGCACCAGCCATGCGGTGCGCCATTTCCATGATGGGCTTTTCTGTGGTCGCAAAGTTGTTGCCCAGATCGACCAGCGTAGAGCCGATATTGGAAAACTGACTCTGGCTGGTGCCCATGATATTAGCAAACTGCGCGATGGTCGTCGCAGCCTCGTCCGCGCTCAAGTCCTCGCAGGAATTGCCAAGGTCAATCATGACGCGGGTGAAGTCGGACAGATGCTCGGTAGCGACGCCCAGCTGACCGCCCGCCGCCATGACCTCGTTGATCTCATTGGTGCCCGCCGCGACCTCAGTAGACATGTGCTTGGACGTAGCCGCCAGCTGGTCAAACTCAGCTTCTGTAGCGTCCACAGTTTTCCTGACAGAAGCGAAGGACGATTCAAATCCAATGGAAGCCTTGACTGCCGTTGCGCCCAACCCCAAAATGGGCGTGGTCATCACAGCGGTCAGCGTCCGGCCTGCCGCCGTCATTTTCTTGCTGACAGCGTCGCACTTTTTCCCGAAGGCTTCGAGGTTCTTGCCTGCTTCCGTCCATGCGGACTTGGCCGTGTTCAGCTGTTGATTGGTTTTTTCAATCTCAGCGCGGGTGGCGGCGACGGCAGCCTTGGCACGGTTCAGCGCAGCTTCCGCGTCGATCACCGCATCCGAAGCCTGCCGGACTTTCTCCGGATCGTTGGCCTGCTGGGCGGCTGTCAGCTGTTCCTTCGCGCCCCGCAGCGCATTCTCATATTGCTGAACGCTCTGCTCCTGCAGGCGCAGCTTATCATTCAGCAGCGTCAGCTTGGCGGCGAGACCGGTCACGCTGGTGTCCATGTCCTTAATGCCCGCCGTGGCCAGCTTGAACCGGCTCTCGGCCAGCCCGATCTGCTTTCCGAAGGTGACGATGGCGGCCTTGCTGGCATCAATGGATTTCCCGGCAGCGTCCCAGTTGGTCTGTGCCAGACGCAGGGATTGATTGCACCGGTTGATCTCCGCCTGTGTGCTTCTGACTGCCGCCTGCGCCGTATTCAGCTTGGTGGTCGCATCGGTCACAGCGTCCGCCGCGTTTTGAGTGGTTTTCTTTAGTGCCGTATTCTGACCGGTGAGCTTTTTGACCTCGGCGCAGGAATTGCGGTATTCCGCTTTCAGCGCGTCCAGATTAGCCTTGGCGGCAATGGTGGCGGAGTCGTTCTCGCCGAGGGTGGTCGAATAGGTTCTGACCTGCTGTGCCGCAGCAGCCACCTGCTCCTTGAGCGCCTGCTGTGCGGTTTTCGCGTCGGTCAGGCGCTGGGCGTAATCGTTCTGGCGGGAAAAGCACTCCTGCAGCTTGTCGTTCGCCGCTGACAGTGCCCGCTCATACTGTGTTACCGCATCCTTTTGCAGGGACAGGCGGCGCTCCAGCGTTGAGAGCTGGGTGGCAAGGCCGGTGGCGCTGCGCTCAAAGCCTTCCACGCCGGAGGCCGCCAGCTTAAACTGGCTCTCCGCCTCAGCGATCTGCTTATTGACGGACTTGATGTTCCGGGTAAAATTGTCCGTTTGCAGGGACAGCGATACCACAAGGTCGCGGAGGGTTTCTGCCATCGGTACTCACCTCGATAAACAAAAAATCCGTGGGCGATTGCTCACGGTTTCAGGGATTGCCACACCTGATCGATATAGGCATGGCGCGGTTGCTTTTTCTCTTTTTCTTTTCGGGCGCTCCATGCCCGGACGCGGAGGAACCCCAGCATATCCATGCTGTCGATCTCGCTCATGCGCCAGCCGCCTTCCAGCAGGCTGTTATAGGTGGAGTAAATGAAATCAGGCAGCGTCAGGATTGATGCGTCTCCGCCTCCTCCGTCTTCGCTGCCTTCGTAGGGAACTCGTCCAGAATCTCCGTGGTCTGCGTCTGAACCGCCATGAGCGCCAGCGCAATGTCGTGCATCATGCGATCCACAGGGTAGTAATCCAGCACGTCGTCCGGGGTGAACTGATTACCAAACAGCAGACAGAACCAGCGGATCATCACGTCCAGCGCCTCGCCGATGGACAGGTCCTTCGCGTCCTCCGGCACCTCACCCTTGAGAGCGGCGTTGGAGATGGCCACGATGCGCCCGTACATCTGAGCGGCGGGCTCCATTTCCCGCAGGGCGCGTCCGGACACAAAGTCAACGGTGTATTTATGATTGTTTAGTGTGCAGGTGATCATTCTCTACCTCCTGTTAATAGTCAACGTCATTCAAGTACAAGGGATCGAACTGTACAGGCTGGTTGGTGGAGATGCATTCGCGGATGATTTTAATATTTTCTTCATCCGTACTTCCGGGAAAACCAATACCCACAGCGTAGGGATAAGGCTTGCCAAAATGAACAAGGTACTCATTCATCGCCTTTTCAAATGCACTCATTTCCTTTTCCTCGCTTTCACCATGTCCTGATAAACCTGATAGGTCTTTGGAAAATAATCCTTGATTGCTTGTAGCGAACCTGGATGTGCAGCTTCTGCTGATATGATTTCTGCAAAGATTTCTTTGCTATTTCCGCGTCCATCCCAATAGTCCAAACCATGACCTGCTCCCAGCGGATAAGCGATGCCGATGCCTGCACCTTCAAGCATATCAGAAATATCGCTTCTGTCACGCATACTGTATTTATGCATCGCTTCATTCGTCAATTCCCGCGCTGCCTGTTTCGTGGTCAGTGTTGGGTTTTGACGCTGAATGCGTGCCAAGTGTCCTGCCAATTCATCCTTAGCTGTCCTACCAAGTAATCCACCAGCAGAACCTCCTCGCAATATTGGTTTACCTCCAGCATCAATGCCCTGAAAGAGATCCGAGTAAGCACTATATCTGTATTGGCCTGCGCTTCGGGCAATCAGATAATCTGTCATGTGTCCATATTCATGAAACAGCGTGCCGTAAGGTGTATGGATACTATCTCCCTGAGCAACTTCCCTGATGTTCAGGTGGACGCTGTCATCCATAGGAGCGTAATACGCGCCATGTTCGCCTCCGCGCATATCGGTTGCTCTGAATTGTGAAGCATACTCTTCCCACATTTCTCGGATATGCGTAGGTACATTTTGAAGCATCGCCATGACCGAATTGGCGTGATTTGTACCGTAGGCGTTCCTCAAAAACGTTTGAATGGACGCAATACTGCCTGCAGTCTGACGGTGACTGGAGCTACCTCTTCCTCCCATCAGATTACCTCTTTTTCTGCGCGTGCGCAAGTCCGGAATGGAAAGAAGTGTGCCATTCTATATTGCCGGTGCAGCCTTCCGGCACATCGCCGAAGAAAAGAATCTCGCTGGGACACAAAAGACGCAGCATTTCGTTATAGCCCAGCAGAAATAGCCGCTTGGCTTCCGGTGCTTTCTGTGTACCTACCGAGGAAATAGCCACCGTGCCACCAATTGGTTCACCGTCAAAGCACCATGCAAAGCTCTTTTCATCGCTCCAGCAGATGGAAGGGATCACCGTCAGCCCCATCCGCTGCCAATAAGCAGCCAGTATGTGCTTGCGCCAGTGGTTGTAGATTTGAACGGCAGGCGGATAATCGGTAAACATGCTGAAATCCGGTGAAAGCACAGCCTGAAACTCACTGAGCAGCTTGGCGTACCGGGCAGGATCATTCCAGCAGCGCTCAAACAAGTAATCGTCGATAAAAAAGTGAACCCCGTGTGCCCCGCGCAGAGCGTCCGTTTTTGCACTGTTGAAGGGAATCCAGCGGAGCTTTGCCATTTTAGGTACAGGCTGAATCACAGGAATCTGATACGGCCCCGCACATTCAAACTCACCCAGCTGCAGATTGTGGCCGTTTCGGCTCAGCGCTTCCAGAGACAAAAGGTTCACCTCCATGTAAAAACACACCGTCTGCCGGGGACGAGCCGACAGCGGTGTGCATGATTGAAATGGTTTGTTGTTACGGGCCGGGCGCGGTAAAGGTCGGCTCGTACACCTCCGTCAGGAAGGTGGCGGCCTTTTCAGCGGTAAAACCGTTCTGGCCCTCGTCCGCCACCGCCTGATAGCGGTTATCGTGGGTGCGCTTAATGGCCGTCCACTCGATTTCACCGGTCTGGCGGGTGACGTTCGTGCCTTCCTTGGTGGCGTAGTTCTCCGTGACGGGCTTTGCTCTGACCTTGAACAGCCAGACATAGCGGAAGGTGCCGTCCGACTTTTCCGACTTGAAGCCCACGGCGAAGTAAGGCGGACGGTCGGAAGCCGTGCGCACCAGTACGCCGTTGTCGTCAATCTGGTTGCCAAACACCATTTCCTGAATGGCCAGCGGCACATCCGCCATTTTGGTCTTGAAGGTCAGTTCAGGATCGGGATACAGCACATCAAATTCCACATAGCGATAGGTAAAGAAGACCTTTTACGCTGACAGCCTTTCGGCTCCATGTGTCAGCGCAGTCAGGCTCTTTTTCCCCCGCTTCACACCGTACGTGCGCCTTTCAGCGCATACGGCGTTCCATCAGTACAGACTCACGTGTGCCGTAACTTTTTCCTGAGTTCCGTGATTTTCCTTTGTGCTTTGGGCGGCATGTGTGAGTAGTCAGCAGAAGAGTTATTTACAAGACGATAGCAGGCAGCATCCAGCGACATCAGATTATTGACGCGGTTTACATCTTTCAGGGGAAGAAAAGGATTGATCCTTTGCGTACACGGCATTCTGTCTATCAGCCACGCTCCGCAGATCCTGCATTTCAGTCTGTCACGATTCAGGGCGTACGCCCGATTCATGTAGTACTCAAAATTATTCTTCGGGTCAACGCGACCGAAAATGACGGTATTTTCCGGGCCTATGGAAAGCTCGTCCAACCGCGCGTTCTGCCGTTTTTTCTTCGTCCTGTCGAAATGTATCTGCCGTCCCGTTTCGCTGTAGGGCGTTTCATCCTGATTGTGATAAAGCGTTTTTTCCCATTTTGCGAAGCCGAGATCGGTGACGCCCACCCATAAATCTTTATATGGGATTGCAACAATCTTTGCTTTATGCTTGCTGTGAATGCTGGGCAGGGTAGAGGTTTTGTTTGCCGGTATCCATTTGACGCTGTATTTCTTCAGCCTCTTGTGGGCGGCATGCTGCAAATATTGCCGGTATCGCTTGAATGCCACAGTTACCCATGTCGTGGCTTCGTAGTAGTTCACCAGCCCTCTGATCTGACTGTTAATCAGATGGATTTGCCGAATTACAACATCTCTGCTGACATTCTTGGGTATGGCAAGGATATTTGCATGAATTTCTTCTACCTTGCTTTTCAATCGTTTCCTGTTGGGTATCGTCCGGGGAATATATCCCTTTCTGCTTTTTCCTCTTACAACCTTGTATTCGTAGCCCAGAAACTGAATGTACCTCTTCCGAACATCGGTGATAAGCGTCTTCTCTGGCGAGAGCGTCAGCTTCATTTCCTTCTCAAGAAAATGGCCGATACGCTCTTTCCAGAAATGAGCATGTTCACGGTTGTCTGTGATGATAACAAAGTCATCCGCATATCTGACCAGCACACCGGGGATGAGCGAGCTGCGTTTTCGCAGCGCCGTCATTTTGGTGCTTTGGTCGCGGTATTCGGTATGCACCTTCTTGTTTATCCATTGCTTCGCCACGTATTCATCCAGAATATCCAGATAAACGTTCGCCAGCAGCGGAGAGAGGATGCCGCCCTGCGGGGTTCCGTCCTCGTTTACATCACACTCGTCCATGATGCCCGCTTTGAGCATGGATTTAATAATCATGATCACCCGCTGATCCTTTATGCCCATATGATACAGGCGTTTCAGAAGGATACTATGATCTATCCTGTCAAAGCATTTGGAAATATCACCTTCTACAATCCAGTGCCAGCCGTTCTGATGTACCGTTCCTGTGATTCGTTCCAGCGCCATTTTGGTGTCGCGCATTGGCCTGAATCCGTAGGAATGCTCATAGAATTGAGCTTCCATAATGGGCTCCAGTACTATTCGCATACATTCCTGCACGATTCTGTCCCGTATCGTGGGGATACCCAGCGGCCTTTTTTCAGTCTTTCCGGGCTTGTCTATGTATTTTCTCCGAACCATTTTCGGTACATAGTGCCGGAATGCGCTCTGGATATCGTTGATCACCCAGTCTTCTCTGCTTTGCAGATATCTCCGGATGCTGATACCGTCCACGCCGGGTGTGTTTGCGCCCTTATTGGCCTTGATATTATGGATTGCGGTGATGATTGTTGCCTTTGCCGACATGATTTCTATCAGGCCGCCAAATGATGGTCGGTTTCCTGTATCATGTGCGTCTTTGGCTGTTCGGTAGAGTTCATCCTGTATAGCACGCAGTTCTGTTTCGGAATTCGGGTAGTTGAATTGTTGTGCCATACGAACCACCCCCTTTCGGAAATGGCTGATGGTGTTAGTCAGGTTCGCCTACGGCTTCCTCAACAAGTTACGGCTGCACAGTATTTCTGTACAGACTATGCCCCTTCGCTCAGCAAGGCTTATTATTCCTCGCGTCATTGCTACTACGGGCTGCTGTCCCACGGATTCACAGGCCATTTCCTGCCTGTTGGGAGAGAGCGTTTCCTCACTTCGCCTTTCGGCGTCCCTCCGTGGTTCCTCTGTCCCTTGCGCCTTCGTCTTTGTTTCCAGCTTTAGCGCCATTCTTTGGCCCGGCTGCCGCGTTCATCCAGCGTGATCGAGTGATGAACGCCTTCCGCCTTTACGGCTTCGATTGGTTTCACGACGACATATGTCCCCAACGACAGCACCCTCGCCGGGAGGGCGAGCACCTTCATTTCGGTACCCTTACGCTTACGAGCTTTTATGTCGAATGTACGTCGACTGATGAGTTTATCTCATCAGCATCCTGAGCATGGCTGTACTGACCTCCTGCGGTATTCCACTTCATCTCAGAAGCTGTCCCGCTCTTCACCGAGCTTCATACGACTGACCAAACGCTGTCAGACGCATGTCGGAGTATCAGAGTTTTTGTCACCCCTCACGCGGGGTCAGACAGGAATTTCACCTGTCGAATCAGCGCAAAGTTCAATTTCTAAATTAGAAATCGGCCTATTTTATTGCATATTTCTATGCAGATTGTTAGGCAACAGAGCGCACGTCGTCGGCGTGCTGCACGTCCGGATCGGCGTTTTCAGGGGTGATGGACGCTTCGATTGCGCCCGCCATCAGCTGAAGCGCACCATAGGTGTGCTCGGTTTCGGTGTCCTTGGTCAGCGGCGCGATGACCACGTTTTTCAGGCCGACCGTCGAGGAAACCTGCGGGGAAGCGGTAGGCGTTGCCATGTGTATAGTCCTCCTTTAGAGTTGGTCGATAGCGTCCCGCAGCCCGTCCCGGATGATCTCATAAGCTTCATCCGAACGGGTGTCGTAGGCGGGACGGATAAAGGGATGCGCAGGCGCGGGGGCCGGGCCACCGTGTCCGTACTCCACAGGCGGGGCGTAGTAAGCGCCCTCCTCCTTGCGATGTACGCCAATGGTGATGCTCCTGCCGCTGTACCTGCGCTTGCGTACCTTGCCGGTCTGGATGGAGCGGTTCAGTACGCCGGAAATGATTTTGGGGTCGCTGGAAGCGTTGGCCTTCATCTGCTCGTAGATGGGGACGGCGGCAGCTTCCAGAATGCGCTTTGCCACAGGAGCGCCCGCGCCGTCCGCGTCCATGCGGCTGGCCATGCCCGCAATGTCGGTCATGAGGCTGTCAAAGCCATCCGTATCAAGGGAAATGAGGCACCTCCGTTCTCAGGCACCACGTCCACTGCACAGCGTATTGCCGAGTGGCCGTGTCGTACTCCGGCTGGTTGTACCCCCGGTCGCTTTCCTCCACAATGGAAAAGCCCGCCGCGTACATGGCCTGTCGGATGCGGTTTGCCATTTCGGTAGGATCGATATCGCTCCACAAATTCAGGTACACGAAGGTGCGGTAACTGGTCACCGAATCGTCCTGATGGCTGGCTTCCGTCATGGTGGTGGAGTATACGACATACTGAACAGGCGGGTTCTGGTTGGCTGTCGTAGCCCGCCAGACGCCCGCCATGACCGGTATACCGATATGCTTCAGCGCTTCCTGTACCTGCTTCATCAGCCGCTCACCCCTTCGGAGATGGAGGCTTTCAGGCCCAGATAAGTATTGCGGAAGCCGTATTCGCCCAAGGTGGAAATGAACCACTTTTTGCCGCGAAAACGCACCCACATGCCGGGCACAACATCCGAACGATAGCGGATGGTGAAGTTCACCACGGCCTCGGTGTTCATAATATCCGCGCTGCGGTAGTGCTGGTTGCCTGCGTCCGTAACCGCCGCCCATACCTTGCACAGGATGTGGTCGGTCGGCTCCGGAAAGCCATTCTTGTTGATGGCGTTCTCCGTGTACCCGATCTCCACCAGATGCCGGAGACTGCCGGGATGCGGATTGGCTTCAAAGTTTTTGTAGCCGCGCAAGCACGGTTACCTCCTTAGAACATTTTCACGGGATCACGATAGGGATACAGCAGGTTTTCAAACGCGACGCGCATGGTGGCGTACATGACGCGATCCGGGTTATCCCGGTTTTCGTAGTAATGGCTGACAAAGAGCAGGACAGCCAGACGAACAGGCTCAGGCGCGGGTTCGGAAAACTGTACCCGGCAGTAATCCTCAGCCGTTGCCTGAGCCTGCCTGATGAGGCTTTCCAGATAACCGTCCTCATCGTCGTACTGGATGCGCAGGTGGGTTTTCACCTCGTCGACGGTGACGATCATGCTGCGTCACCTCATTGGCCAGATACCATCAGGCCCGCGTTGCGGAGGGCGGCCAGCAGGCCGTTGAAGTCGTCCTTCAGAGCCGCAATGGTGGTTGCCTCGCTGTCGGCAATATAGGCGATCTGCGCGGCAGGTTCCGACTGGCCGAACAGATCGTCACCGCCCTCAATGGTCGCACCGGGCAGGAATGTCAGCTTGCCGCCAATGACCAGCTCGCTGCCGCCGTGGGCAAAGTAGTTGTGGGTGTTTCGGGTCATGTCTTTTTCAGGATCAGCTTTCTTCATCCGTCATTCCTCCTTACGCTGCCTTCATCTGCAGCACTTTGACCGCTTCGGGGAGAATGAGCTTGCCGTCCACGCGCTGGGAGGCCAGGAAGCCCACCTGACCGGTCGGGGCGTACAGCTCATTGAGACGCTGGAACTTGCGGCCTTCACGGTCGGCAATCCAGTAATAATTCATGTCCCCGAATACCATGGTCTTGGCACCTGCTGCAATGGTGGGCATAAAGGTGGACGTGTAGACCGGGCGGTTCAGAATGGTATCGGGCGTGCCCGCCGTTACGCTGGGCTGCCAGATATAGTCGCCGTTGCCGTTCTTCAGCTGACGCAGCGCCTTCATGGTCGCGTCATTGGTCAGAAACACAGCGCTGCGGCGGTACGGGGCGCGGAGGCTGTAAAACAGATCCATGACCTCATCAAAGGTCAGCGCCGTAGCGCTCTTGGTAGTCACGCCCACCTCCGCGCCGCCCGTGGTATGAAGCAGGCCAGTGGGCTTGCCGGTGCCATTACCCGTGAAGAAGGCTTCCTCTTCCGCAGCGCCGATGCGGCGGGCAAACTCGCGGGCGATATACGAAGCCACATCGAACACGGAATCGTGCAGCAGCTCGTCGGAGACCTTGATCATCGTCGCCAGCTTGTAGGCGCTGATGGAGGTCTGACCGAACGCGTCGTCGCTCTCCGGATACGCGGCTTCCTCATCGATCCAGCTGGCTGTACCCTTGGACACCACAATGGGAATCTTGCGGTCGCCGGAGCTGGTGCGGATGATGTGGGCAAAGCGACGGAAGATGTTCTCCTCCTCAAGCGCCTCGATCAGGGTGTGCTCATACTCATCCGGAACAAGATAGCCGCCCTCCGAATCGGTGCCCACCTGCAGAGCATTGAGCACCTCGTGCGGCACAGCCTTGTCGCGCATAGTGCGCCAGAAGGCGGCCTTATAGGAATCCGAAGCCCTGCCGGTCTTTTCGGCTTTGCCTTCGGGCGCAGCGGGCTTGTCCGTGAGCGTTCGGGCCGTCGGGCGGTCAAACTCCAGATCCAGCGCCTCCTGACGCTCCAGCCGCTCGATTTCCTTGCCCATGCGGATCACGTCGGCTTCCATCTGGTCATAGGTGGCGCTGTCCTCGGCGGACAGGGTGCCGTTTGCGTCCTTGCGGGATTCCACAAACGCCTTGGCGGCCTCCCACAGCTTGACGCGCTTTTCGCGCATGGCGCGGATTTCATTCATAGACATGTGTTTTTTCCTCCAGTCAATAGTCGTATTTCAGGCGATCCAGTCGGTCGGCAAGGGCGGACGCGCTGGTGCGCGGCACTGTTTCCGGCTTTTCGGTCTGCACCTTTTCCAGCAGGCTGTTCATCACGCGCTGCTGCACGCTGGCGGACGAAAAAAACATGGACTCTCCCGTTCCCTGCGGCTCGTTCTCCGAAAAGAGAATCTCATCGCAGAAGCCAAGCTCCTTGGCTTTCACGGGGTTCATCCATGTTTCGTCGTTCATCATGTGACTGATACGGGCTCTGCTCAGTCCCGTCTTCAGCCCGTAGGCATTGATGAGGCTTTCCTTGACCTCGTCCAGCAGCTGGCCAGCCCTGCGCATTTCCTCACTGTCGCCCATGGCGATGGTGAAGGGATTGTGGATCATCATCATGGCCGTGGGGCTCATACAGACCTTGGTGCCCGCCATGGCGATGACGGATGCCGCGCTGGCTGCAATGCCGGTGATCTTCACCGTCACGTCATTGGGGTATTCCCGGAGCATGGTGTAGATCTGCGAAGCGGCAATGGTGTCGCCGCCCGGAGAATTGACGGAAATAACGATGGGCCCGTCTGCGGAGAACAACTCCTCCCGGAACGCGGCAGGGGTCACTTCATCCCCATACCAGCTTTCCTCCGCAATCGGCCCCTCCAGAAGCAGCGTCCGCTCCTCCGGGTTGGTTTCGTCTCTGGCCCAATTCCAGAAATGCTTGTTCATCTGGATTTCCTCCTGCCGCGCTTGGACGGCTCGTTTTCTTCGGGTTTGGTTTCTTCCTCTGGCGCGTCTTGTCCGTTATCTTGTCCTGTATCTTGGCTGCTTTCCTGATTCCCCTGAATGGCAAGCCCCATGAGCACGCCCAGACCCGCAAGACTGATGGGAATCATGTTGCCGTTGACCAGATAGGCGTTGCCGCCTTCCTCCTCGGAAACCGGGTTCAGATTTTCCAGCTCCCGGATGTCGTTGGTGGACATCCAGCCGTTCTGACGGGCGATGGCGTAGCCCTCCATGCGGGATTTATAATCGCCCCGCATGAGGCCGTCCAGATTGAACTGCACATAAAAGCGCCTGCCACCGGGGCTCCCGGCTTTTTCGTTATCCGGGAAAAGAGCGCGATTGATGGCCTGTTCAATCCTCACCAGCCATGGCCGGATGGTATGGACGGCAAAGGAGATGTTCTGCGATTCGATGTTGGAGAAGGTCGCCCGGTCAAGATCGCCGATCATGTGCGGCGGCACACGAAAGATGCGGCAGATTTCCGAAACTTGGAACTTTCTCGTTTCCAAGAACTGCGCCTCGTTGTTGGGCAGGCTCAATGGAACGAAGGACATTCCCTCTTCCAGCACAGCCACGCGGCTGGCGTTGCCGGAGCCGCCATAGGCAGCGTTCCAGCTGGCCCGCAGAGCTGCCGGGTCTTTGACTGTGTTCGGGTGTGTCAGGATACCCGATGGCCGGGCACCGTTGGAGAAGAACTTGCTGCCGTATTCCTCGGCGGCGATGCCAAGGCCTATGGCGCTTTTCTCCAGCGCAATGGGGCTGTACCCCACAATGCCGTCAAAGCCGAGGCCGGGCACATGCAGTACCTCGCTTGGGTCAAGTGCCCACGTCTTGCCGTCGCTGGTGGTGTAGGTATAGGTCAGGTTGCCCTTGCTGTCCCTGTCCACCTCCATGTGATCCGGCAGCAGCGGATACAGGCTGTCGATTTGCGAGCGGCCTGTGCGGATGATCTGGCAGTAGCTGTTCCCATAAAGCAGCAGGTGTGTCAGCATGGTTTCCCGCCAGACAAACGAGGTCATCTCCAGATTCGGCTCGTCGTGGATCAGGCGGTACAGCGGATGTTCGATGGCCTTCCGACTGCCTTCGTCCGTGGCTTCATACACATGGAAGGGCAGGCTGGCGATGGTTTCGGCGATCACGCGCACGCAGGCGTAAACGGCAGAAACCTGAATGGCCGAGCTGGGGCTGACTGATTTTCCGGAGCCGCTCATGCCGAAGTAAAAGCTGGGCGCTGTGGACACGGCGTTTTGGGGCTTATCCCGCGCCCGGAATAGATATGAAAATGGATTTTTCACAGTTAACCTCCAAACAGCTTGACACCACCCGTGACACCAAGTATAATGTGGGTGGAGGGGATAATCCAATGTCCAAATGGGAAAAGCTAATCCAGAGAATCCTGTCCTTATCCAAGGACTTACGATTCGATGAATTGCGTAAGGTATTAGAGAGTTGCGGCTACCAGATGTTTGCACCCCGAAGCGGGAGCAGCCATTACACATTCCGAAAATCGGGGTGCCAGCCCATCACCATTCCCAAGCATGAACCGATCAAAAAGATCTATGTGGAAATGGTACGCGATATTGTAGAAAGTGAGGCGAGCTATCATGAAGACAATTGAAGAATATATGGCTTTGCCCTATCGGCTGGAGATCATTCCCGATCCGGATGAAGGCGGTTTTGTGGGCGCGTACCCCGACTTGCCGGGTTGTCTGACCAGCAGTGAAACGATGGAGGAAGTCGCCAAAAACGCTGAGGACGCAAAACGCGCATGGATCAGCGCGGCATTGGAGGAAGGCATCACAATCCATGAACCGGATATGCTGAGCGCCTATTCCGGACAGTTTAAACTCCGCATTCCCAAGTCCCTGCATCGTTCGCTGGCCGAGCATTCCAAAAGCGAAGGAATCAGCATGAACCAATACTGCCTGTACCTTTTATCCAAGAACGACGCGCTATACGGCGTATGACTTCCAAACCGTCTTGCTTCGGCAGGGCGGTTTTTTTACATTCCTCTGCCTGTTTTTTGATTATGGCAGCTTTCGCAAAGCGCTTGCCAGTTGCGTTCATCCCAAAACAGCTTCATGTCGCCCCTGTGCGGGATGATGTGGTCGACCACGGTGCCGGGCGTGAGGTTGCCCTGCTTCATGCATTCCGCGCACAGCGGATGGCTGCGGAGAAACCGTGCGCGGGCTGTGCGCCACTGGCTGCCATAACCTCTACTGGCAGCGTTTTCCCGCGCAAACAGGGCGCGATGCGCTTCGCAGTACACCCCGTCCGACAGGTTCGGACATCCCGGATACCGGCAGGGACGTTTTGGTTTTCTTGGCATTTGGCACCTCACAATACGATAAACCCGCGATGGTTATAGATGGAATCGCCGCCGTTCAGGTTCTTCATCGCCCGATCCAGCGCCATGACCAGCGCCACCGCACCGTCCACCTTTTCGGTGGATTTTTCTTTGTCCAGCTTCAGGTTGCCAGCCGGGTCGGTGCGCACATAGGCATTGTCCATATTCCAACGCAGCACAGGATGCCCGCCGTGGCACAGCTTGTGCTCCAGAACAAGGCGCATCAATTCCTTCGTCGGAGGCGACATATCCTTAAAGCCCTGACCGAAGGGCACCATGGTAAAACCGTCGTCCTCAAGCGTCTGCACCATCATGGTGGCGTTCCACCGGTCATGGGCGATTTCCCGGATGTTATACCGCTCGCCAAGCTGACAGATGAACTGCTCGATAAAGCCGTAGTGAACGACGTTGCCCTCCGTGGTGTGGATATAGCCGCGCTTCGCCCACTGGTCATACGGCACATGGTCGCGTCGAACGCGCAGGGAAAGCGTTTCCTCCGGCAGCCAGAAGAAGGGCATGACCGTATACGGCTCGTCCTCATTGCTGGGCGGGAACACCAGCACCAGCGCCGTCAGGTCGGAGGTGCTGGACAGGTCAAGCCCGGCGTAGCAGGCGCGGCCTTCCAGCTGATACGGGTCAACCACGCCGCCGCATTCATCCCACTTGTCCATGGGCATCCAGCGAACGGACTGCTTCACCCATTGATTCAGGCGCAGCTGACGAAACTGATTCTCGTCGGCGGGCGTTTCCTGTGCCTTATGGAACGCATCCCGCACCTTATCGATGGTGATGGTGTGCCCCAGAGAAGGATTCGCCCTGTACCAGTTTTCCTCGCTCGTCCAATCCGCGTCATCCGGAAGGCCGAAGATAACCGGGTAGAAGCGCGGATCGACCTTCCGGCCTTCCAGCACATCCAGCGCCTTCTGGTGTACCTCCCAGCAGATGCTGTTGCGGTCGGTTCCTGCGGTCGTCAAAAAGAACCACAGCGGCTGCTTTCGCGCATCGCCGGAGCCTTGGGTCATTACATCATAAAGAGCTCTGGTAGGTTGGGTGTGCAGCTCGTCGAAAATGCAGGCGCTGACGTTCAAGCCATGCTTGGTGGCCACCTCTGAAGACAGCACCTGATAGATGCTGCCGGTGGGCTGGTACACCATGCGCTTCATGGACGGAATGATCTTGATCCGCTTGCTCAGCGCCGGGGACTGCTTGACCATATCGACAGCCACATCAAAAACGATGGCCGCCTGCTGCCGGTCGCTGGCACAGGAGTACACCTCAGCCTTCCACTCGTCGTCGTTGGCCAGCATATTGAGCGCGATGGCCGCACCCAGCTCGCTCTTGCCCTGCTTTTTGGGAATCTCGATATAGGCGGTGGTGTACTGACGCATGGTGGGATCGTCGTCCCGTACCGTGCCGAACACGTCCCGGATGATCTTCTCCTGCCACGGCAGCAGCTTGAAGGGCTTCCCGTGAAACTCACCCTTGGTATGCTTCAGGCATTCAATAAAGCCGGTCACGCGCCGGGCCTTTCGCTCGTCAAACATCGCCGTTCCACCCGCCCTTCAGCAGCTTCTCCATGGGATCATCGGAGAAGGTGTCGTCCGAGCCGCCGCCCGCCGCAATGATACGGGCGCGGGTTGCGGGAGTCAGGCCGAACTCGGAGCAGAACGACTGCATAATTTTGAGGTTCTGCTGGGCAATGGATACCTGCGGCACCTGCTGCACATAGCCGGAGGGCGTTTGGAAGATGGAGCCGTGCTGGGTAATGAACGCTTCGGCTTCCTTCCATCTGGCGTATGCCTGACAGTACCCCTCGAAGGCCGTCAGGTCGGCCATGGTGAGCACACCCATGGCTTCAAGGGAGGGAGCCAGCCGCTTCCATTCCTTTTTTGCCTCTGGCAGCAGCCATGTCGGGCACTTGATGTTTCCCTTGGGCGGGATCGGCTCATTTTCGTTGAGCGGTCGCTTGCCCGGATTGCCCTCAAGGATTTTGAGCGCCGTGGGCTTGGGCTTTCGTCCTCTGGTCGCCATGCTGGTCACCTCCCTTCGCAAAAGATCATCTTATTAAGTAGTAAGAACAGCTTCATACGGAAGCTCCTGCCCATCCCGAACCACGCTGATTTTGGCGTTTGGACAGGCTGCCCGGAATCGCTCCACAATGACGCTGGCATAGCGCGGGTCAAGCTCCATGGTGTAGCAGATGCGATCCGTCTGCTCGCAGGCCATGAGGGTACTGCCCGAACCGCCGAAGGTGTCCAGCACGATGGCGTTGGGGGCGGAGCTGTTCTTGATGGGGTATGCCAGAAGCGGCAGCGGCTTCATGGTCGGGTGCAGCTTGCTCTGGGTAGGCCGGTCATATTTCCAGACGGTGGTCTGCTTGCGGTCAGAGAACCATTTGTGCTTGCCGTTGGGCAGCCAGCCATAGAGCACCGGCTCATGCTGCCACTGGTAGGGGCTGCGGCCCAGCACCATGGTGTTCTTTACCCAGATGCACACGCCGGAAATGTGAAAGCCCGCCTCTTTGAACGCCCTGCGGAAGTTCAGCCCTTCCGTGTCCGCATGGAAGATATAGGCAGACGCGCCTTCGGCCAGATGCGGCACGATGGCACGAAACGCCGACAGGAGAAAATCGTAGAACTTCCCATCCTCCATATCGTCATTCTGGATGGTGAGCGCATCTTTGGTTCTGCCCACAATGGACACGTTGTATGGCGGGTCGGTCACGACAAGGTTCGCTTTGCTGCCGTTCATGAGCAGAGCGAGGTTTTCCGGCAGCGTGGAATCGCCGCATACCATGCGGTGACGGCCCAGCGTCCAAACGTCGCCCTCCTGCACGAAGGGCTGCAGCTCGTCCGCGTCGATGTCGCAGTTATCGTCCTTCACGTCCTTGTCATGGACTTTGGAGAACAGGTCGTCCACCTCGGCAGCGTCAAAGCCGGTCGCGCCGAGGTCATACCCGGAAAGCTGCAAGTCGGACAGCAGATCCGCCAGCGCTTTAGGCTCCCATTCGCCGACCGCCTTGTTGAGCGCGATGTTCAGCGCCTTCTCGTTCTGCGGGTTTTCGATATGCACCACCACGCAGTCGATTTCCTTTACGCCCTCCGCGACCAGCACCTTATACCGCTGGTGTCCGCCCACGATATTGCCGGTGACCTCGTTCCAGATTACGGGATCGACATAGCCGTAGGTGGTCATGCTGCGCTTAATCTTTTCGTAGGCCGGATCACCCGGCTTTAAGTCCTTGCGCGGATTGTATTTCGCCGGTTTCAGCTTTTCGACCGGCACCTTTTGCAGCTTCATATCTGTGTTCATGCATTCTCCTTTATCAGCATAATTTCCCTGATTTCCAGCAGAATAATAAGGGAAATTTCTCTTAACAGGTTGACGTTCCCCTTATTCTGTGGCATAATTTAAGGGAAATCGATTGGAGGGTAAGGCAATGAGAGAATTTCATTACGCAGCGATTCGGGAGCAGAAGTGGGATTCCGAGATACTGGGCCTGATTGCCGCCATCTATAAGGAAGCTGGAAAGCAGGAGATGTATCTTAAGCAGCGCCCGGAGGAGTTGGAAAAGCTGGTAGAGATTGCGAAGATTCAGAGTACCGAGGCTTCCAACGCCATCGAAGGCATTGTTACCACAAGCACGCGCATTCGCCAGCTGGTGGAAGAAAAGACCACGCCACGTAACCGCGATGAGCAGGAAATTGCCGGATATCGTGACGCACTGAGCGTCATTCATGAGAACTTCGACGTTATCCCGATCACCCGCAATTACATTCTTCAGCTGCACAAAATCCTTTACAGCCATATGAACAATCCTATGGCCGGTCAGACAAAGAGCGTACAGAACTACATCAGCGCCACTTATCCGGATGGGCATACCGAGACGCTGTTCACACCCCTTGCGCCCTTCGAAACGCAGGACGCGCTGGATAGCATCTGTAATGAATACAATCGCGCTATAGGCAATCTGGAAGCGGAGCCGCTGATTCTTATCCCGGTTTTCATCCACGACTTCCTGTGCATTCATCCTTTCAATGATGGAAATGGCCGAATGAGCCGTCTGCTCACTACACTGCTGCTGTACCGCAGCGGCTTCTATGTGGGCAAATATATCTCATTGGAAGCCAAGATTGCGAAAAACAAAGATCTTTACTACGATGCACTTCGACAGTCGCAGACAGGCTGGCACGATGGCCAGGAAGATGCGATTCCCTTTATCAAGTATCTGCTGGGTATCGTCCTTTCTGCCTATCGCGATTTTGAAGAGCGCTTTTCCCTCGTGGAGAAGAAACAGTCTGCGCTTGAAATGGTGAATCAGGCAACACTCCATAAAATCGGTCGATTTACCAAGCAGGATATTCGGGAGTTGTGCCCTTCACTGAGCGTCAGCTCCGTCGAAGGCGCTCTTCGCAAGCTGGTCGCATCCGGCGAACTGGCACGAGAAGGCAGCGGCAAAAGCACCTGCTATTACCGGCTTAAATAGCCATTGGGAATACCACCAGAGATCGTCCTTCGGGGCGGTCTTTTTTGTTTTGGGGCTAATACCCCCACCCCTGAATTTTGCGAAAATTCACGCGAGAGGGGGCCGCGGTCTCCAGCCGGAACAGCCCAAGGATTCGATCCCCCCTTGGGGGCACAGCGGAACGCGGCGGCGCGGGCGGCGGCTGTGCCGGAGCCGGGCGGACACG